CATTACGGCGTCATCGTGAAAGCCTGAAGGTGCTGAGTACTTGACACCTGTTGCAGTATATTGATATTCAAAGACTTCTAACTCTTGACTGATTATCCCCTCAGGGTAGCCTATTTTACCTTGATGTATGGCAGCCTGTAATCCTTCCATTAGCTGCTGCTTACTTGAACTTGTAAACTTTAAGCCTTGTATCATTACCCCTTCTCTTTGTAAGTCCTCGAGGATAGGGTCGCCAACCCCCGTAGAATCGACAAGGATAGGGCATTTAGGCAGCCTAAGGATAGTTTGCTTGGTATTGTGCCAATCCATTTGAAAGCGGTCAAAATAAGCCACGTTTCCATCTTCGTCTAAGCCTACTATTACAGTCCAATCCACCGACTTAGCAAGGTCAATCCCATAAGCTACAATCGGCATTGTTGTTACTGGGTGTATGCACTTTCGAATATGTTGGCTACCAAATGGGTTTGCTGCGTTCTCCGCAGGGTTTGCCATATACTCCTGCTCGAATACAACCTCGGGTAATTGCTTTCTTGCATCGTCTATTTCTTGTGGGTCAATGTAAGGGTTGTCGTATGTAGTAAACTTAAAGCTTTGCCAATCGGGTTCTGCTTTGCTAAACAAACTAAAGAAGTAGTTTTTACCTTTAGGGGTGCTTAAGAATATAGCCTTACCCTTATAGTCCGTTAAGGTAGGTCTTATTGAGTTGAGCCACCCATCTTCAAGGTTAGGTATAAAGGAAGCTTCGTCTATTACTGCTAAATGAAACTTAAGACCTCTAAGATTGTCTAACCTTTCGCCAGTAAAAAAGCGTATGCTGCCACCCGTTATGAATGTAATAACAAGGTCGCTTTCGTTCTTAGAATATATCTCTAATGGTAATAGGTCTACTATTTCCTTAAAGAATATCTTGCCTAATTGGTAAGTAGGTGTAATGTAAGCTACACGCTTTTTATTAACGGCAGTTTCTATGCTTATGGTTTGGCTAATCAAGGACTTACCAAATCTTCTACCTGCCATCATTACAATAAACCTCTTATCGCAGTCAAGTACTTGCTTTTGCGCTGGGTGTGGGTTATGTAACTTCAAGCCTACTGTTTGCATTATCTATCGTAAGTTATTTTAATCTCACTTACTTCGTGTTTGTTCTCGGACTTCTCTACTAAGCTATTTAAACGCTGAGTTATGCTTGGATTGTAAACCCCTGCCATACCACCTTCGATTTGGTCTTGCCTAATTTTTTTCCTAATATGCGAACAGATAGTTAAAAAATCTGCGTAAGCATTATTTGTGTTAGCAAAGTAATGGCTTAAATCTCCTATAATACCTTTGTCTGCGCAATAGTTTTCAAAGCCTTCTATTGTTAAAGGTCGCTCTCTTAATCTATAAACTTCATCTCCGTCTTTGCCTACAAAGTCGTGTACTTTAATAGGATTGCTTTTGCAGTATTCTGCGTATTCGTTAAAGTATTGCAGCATTAGTTCTGGTGTCTCTATAAGTTTAAACCTACCCATCTATCTTGTTTTTATAGTGTTGGCATATCCTATCCATTACGGAAAGGTAATATGTGTTAAAATCTTTGTAGCCTTCGTTGTCTTGTTCGTATGTCTTGTATAAGATGCCCCTTAATCTTTGGCTCGGTGTTTTAAATGTGTCTGTGTCAGCTTTTAGGTTTTCTACTACGTCTTGCTCTTCTTTACTAAACGGCTCTTCTTTAATTGCTAAATAGCAGAACTGTTGGTTAAGCTGAAATAAAGAAGCTGCATCTTTAGGACTAAGTTCTTGGGTTGCTATTGTAAGCTTGATTGTTTTGTCTTTGCGTGAGGCAATGCTTTCTATTTGGCTTGATAGTAATATCATAGTATTCCATTAATTATGTCGTTTGCTTCGTCTAAAGCATCTTCTTGGTCAAGGTAAGTATCTACGTCTGCTATATGTTTGTTAATTAGGGTTTCTGCCATTGCATAGGTGTAGTGTCCTATTGTGGTCATATCATCTCCGTTTTTACCCGTCTTACATACCGCAAGGAAGTAAGCTTTGTGCGTAAGGAGTAGCCATATAGCATTTAGTTTTCTCATCTACCTTGTCCTCTATAAGCTTTTTCTCTTGGCGTGTGCTTATTAAAGGACTTCTTTGCAGAACCTCTTTTGCGTTTACCAAAGCTAATTTTGTTTTTATTCTCGTTACCCTTTGCCATAATTCTTTGCGTGTATATCTTTTAAAAACTCTTTATATTGTTTTTTATCTCCGTATTCTATGTGGCACTTCCTACAAAGTCCCATAAGGTTTTCAATCGTATCTTTGTCTTTGCTTCCACCCATTCCCCTCGCCTCAATATGATGCACATCTACCGCTTGTGAGCCACACAATTCGCAAGGAATGAAGTCCGTTTTTTTATACCCCATTCCCTGCAAATATATTTGTGTGTGTTTCTGCATACTTTCCCCATTAATTTTTCCGTTAGTTAATAATAAAAAATTAAGTATGCAAATTATATTTCAAGTACCTATCTACTGAACTTTTAGATATATTATATTTCAAAGATAAGTCCTTTTGTGAATATTTTTTTGTACTATAATCTTCTTTTAATTTGCTAATCATATCGTAAGATACTTTATAGATGCCTTTAGTTTTAGATACCTTTCCTTTATTGTAACAATAATCTCCGCCATCTGTTGCATTAATTAAATTGCAGCCAATAGTTTTGAATAATTGTATATAATAAATCTCCTTTTCTTTTGCTTCCTGAAGTGTATTTATTGCATCTTCTATAAGCATTATTTTAATTTCATTACGATATTTTTTAACCCAATTAACTTTATGAAAATTGTGCCTATAATCTTTTAAATGTTGTTTTAATCTATAATTTAAATCTTTTGCAGTCAAGCCAATATATCTTACACCTAAAAAATTATCGGCTAAAGCATATATTTTGTAATTATTCACTGTCAATTTCTTTTAGTTTTCTACTTGCCCACTCAACGCCCTCATCTCCGCCCCAGGCTAACCAAGCTAATCGACCGCACCCATCTCCTAATTTTCTATCGCTATGTTGTTTATGCCTTGCAAAAGATGCCATTCTTGCAATCGTGTCTCTACTAATTGGTTCTCTATTAGCTAACTGCCTTGCCCTTGCCTTTCCTGTTGCCTCTAAGCAACTTCCCCAACCATTCTCTTCTGCATAGTTAATAGCTATTTGTGCGTTCTCACTTGCTGCCTTTGGATAGTCGGTATAGCTTTCGGCAAACTTGCCACCTGCAAGAATAGCCTTCCAAACTTGCATTGCCTTCTCCTCGGTATCGTAAACGCAACCGCCTGAGCCTATTCTATATTTCCCGTTAGAGCATTTTATTACTGGCATAGTTTACTATAAATATACTTTCGGTCTAAATTTATCTCGTCAAAGTTATACTTCTTTTGGCAGAACTCAAATAGCTTTTGTCCGCTTTCCTTTCGCATATCCGCATCACTCACTAAATCTTTGATGTGTTTATACCAATCCTTTTGGCTTTTAACATAATGCACGGGCATATCTAAGTAAGGATTGACGTGGCTAACTATGGCAGGGTTCTTTTTAGCAGCCGTTTCTAATACCTTTAAATTTGACTTCATAGCGTTGAACTTGTTATCTACTAAAGGGATAATTGAAATATCGCTATCCGTATAAGCACCCATATATTCCGTAACCTTTGCATAGTTGTAGATAGTAGGGTTAAGTTTAAGACCACAAGTAAAGGCATCTATCATTTTATCCCATATAGGCTTCTCCCCGTCATTGTAACCTGCAATAACAGTTCTTATGTTCATACCTTGTAACCTTTTAAACGGCTGCCTAAGTATCTCTAAATCTCGCTCGTGCGTTCCGCTACCGCTCCAAAATAATCTTACTTTGTAATCATCGGTCTTGTTATCTTGGAACTGCTCTTTTCCGTAAGGTAATGCGTTTGGTAATATGTGAACGTTCTTATTGTATTGGGTTATCTCGTCTGCTAACCTTTCGTGTGTGCAGGTGCAAAGGTCTGCAACTTCTAAATAATCGGTAATTAGTTTACCTATCTTATCATATTTGTATTTGTAAAATAATAGATGGCTTTCGCTAAGTTCCCAATAGTCATCGTTATCGACTACCAACTTAAAGCCGTACTTGGTTCGCCAAGTGTCCATTTGCTTTGCATCAATCTCGTTAAGCATTCTATTCATAAGCAAAATATCCCACCCTTGCTCAAGTAGTTCGTCATTAAGTACATCGGTAATAAGTGCGTACTCTTTTTCCATATTAACAATAGGCATCATAATTCTATGGTAGCCAACTCCACTATTAGCTGAAGTTATACAAAGTATTCGCATCTTATATTCTTTTGGTTATGATATATGTCTTGGTATTTATCCCACACGCTTTGCGCCCGTGCCAAGCTTTCGTCTTTCATCCTACGATATTCCGTGCCGTTGCCTACATCGTGTCCTATGTGTTCCGACCTCATATCTGGCAAGTAGTAATTAGTAAAGCCTGAAACAGTTGCACGTTCTCCGTAATCTGCATCTTGCATTCCGTAAGGGTCATACTCGGTATTGTATCCACCTATCGTGTCTATGAGTTCACGAGTAATAAAGTTATCTCCAAATGGTGTGTGTACTTTATGAACTCCGTCTACTATTGGTGGTAATGCTTCTACGCAATGTATTCCTATTATGCCTGTCTTTTCTATTCGTTGTGCAAACAATACAAACTTAGCTAACCAATTCTCAGGCAGTAAAATGTCATTCGCTAATAAACAAACTGCATCGTAATTAGTAGTAAGCCTAAGTCCTGCGTTTACTCCTGATGCTATGCCTCTTTTTTCTTTTGATAAGTCATAACCGGCAAAAGGATAGTTAAAGTTTTCGTGCGTGTCGCTTCCGTTATCTATTAAAAAGCAATCTGCATTGTAACCGCTATTGTAAAAGTTTTGGTTAATTACACGCTGCGTTAAATCGTGTCGGTTTTGTGTAAGTAATAAAATAGCTACTTTCATTATCTTATGTTTGAACCGATTTCTCGTGCAGGAACTCCTGCGTACTTAGTATTTGGTTTTGCATCTCCTTTTACAAAAGCACTTGCTCCTATCATACAATTTTCTCCTACGTTTGCAAATTGATGTAAAACTGCGTTTAGTCCTATGTTAGCACCTTTATCGATAATTGAATGCCCACCTATTTTTGCTCCGCAACTTATTGTTACATTGTCTAAAATTGTACAATCGTGTCCAATGTGTGCGTGTTTCATTATGAAACAATTATTACCAATAAAGGTATCAATCTCCGTACCTGCGTCTATTGTTACAAGTCCTGTAATAACATTGTTATCGCCTATGTAAACTTTGCCTTTTTCTTTTTGCCAAAACTTTTTATGCTCGGCTTTGTCGCCTATAATACAATAAGCACCAATGTAGTTTCCGTCTCCGATAATTACGTTATCGCCAATTATAGCGGTAGGGTGGATAAAGTTAGCCATTGTTTTTTTTATTTTTAGGTTTAGGTTGTTCTTCGTACCAAGTATATAAGCGTTTAATCATATCAAAGATACAATTACCACACCATACTGTTAGAATAAAATCTGCACTCATATACTTTCGGTAAATATGCTCATACATTTTTAAGATGTCTAAGTCAATGTTACGCACATAACCATTTTGAACTGTATGCCAATTACCAACGTGGTCATCTAAAAACTTTCTATGTTCTATTTCCATAAGTTCCACATTAGTTTTGAAAGTAAAGGTGCTGCAACTCCTGGTATAAATACAAACGCAATAACATCGGTACATATTGCAGGTAGTAAATATAAAGTTAATCCTGTCCAAGCTGCTAAACAACTCGTGCAACTAAAAGGCTTAAAATCTAATTTCCATTTTCTATGAAATTGATGTATCTCTACAAAGAATATTGCAAAGCATATCGCTGCTATAATTATCATTTGCGTAATTGTTTTTTAAGTTCTCGTTTAGTTAGTTTAAGTTCTCTATGTATTGACATATACGGAATACCTGTAACCCTGCTTAGTTCTTTAGCGTTGCAGTTATGCTTAATTGCATAAACTCGCAATAGTTCCGCTTTGTACCAATGCATCTTTGACAACTCATCTTCTACTTTATTAAGTAAATCTTCGTCTCTGTCGTGAACAATCAATTCAACTTCTAAAGGCTTTCTGTATGTTCTGTAAAATTGGCTGGTATTACTTTGCATCATATTAATCATAGTTCTAACCAAGTAGAACTTTAATACGTTACGAGTGCGCATATCAATTAATCGCTCTTCTTCCATTTCGCATAACACCTTAAATAGTTCGCTTCTTAAATCTTCTCGTAAATCTTCAGGCTGCATTTTATCTATTGCTTCCTTTAGTTCTCGGCTTTCCCAAAGTTCTAATATGATGCTATTCTTGTTCATATTCTTTTAGGGTTAGTTTGCCGTTCTCTTCGGTTGCTATATAACAAAAACAATTTGATGTTTTTGCCAAGTTTAAGAATGCTATTTGATAGCTACTAAGTTTATCTCCAATGGCTTTTGTTTCGCAATAAACCGCTACACCGCTTTGAGTATGAAACCCTACAACATCTGGAACGCCTTTAAGTCCTATGAATGTTCGACCCCTAACCGCTAAGTTATTGTTACGCCATACAAAACACCCGTTTTTATTTAGGCTCTTTATAGCTTCTTTGGTTAATTCGTTTGCGGTCATATTACAAAACTATATTAAATATTTGGATATAAACAAAATTTATTTTTTATATGCTTGGCTAACTATCATTGGGGTTGTATTTTTCCAACTAATAGAATGGTGTATTCTTTTATTATTACTATTCATCATAGATGCTTTAACACTTGAAGGCTGCATTATTACTGAATGAAATGATTTGACATAAGTTCCCGTTAAAGCATATTCATCGGTCATACCACCATTATTTGATTGTGTATCTTTTTGGTCTAATTGTATATTAGTAAAAGTAAAGAATACTTCGCCTCTACTACCTAAAGTAGTATATGTGTTTACATCTTCATTAATAGAACCTACAAATTGGAATGGTCTATCCGTAGAACAAAAAAAGCTATTCATACATTTTCTTTTAAGTTTTATTCCACTAAAGCCGCCTATATGGTCTCCACCTTGCGAAAATGCTATACTTTTTATATTTACCGACTTATAGAAATTAAGCATTATCTCAAATACTTTATCTAAGTTTTTGATGATTTTTGCGCCAGTTTCATACCTATATCCAAAATAATAATAATCATCATCCATTTGAACAAAGTATTTAATGCCTATTTCTTTAGCTATTTTAAATGCAGCATTTCTTGCGTGTATAATTACCTTTCTATTATCAAAGTTATTACCCTCGTCTATTTCATCTGCCATAGCTTTTTTATCAAATATTTTTACATATTCAATACCATAGTTTTTTTGATAAGCTTCAATGTGCTTATCTTCATTATCTACTATAAAATATACTTTGCCAGTATAACCGCATTTGCGCAATGTGGTATATGTTTTGACATTGTCTGGCCTTCCGTGTGTTAGTATAAACACTGCAAAATTATTCTCCATACTCTTCTAAATATTGTTTTCTAATTTCATCGCATAGTTTAACATACCCATACTCGATAGCCTTGTCAAAATCTATAATAACAAGTCCACTACGTTCCATAAGTGTTTGCATTTCTTTAGATGAATGAGCATAATAGTCGGCAATCTTTTCATAATTAAATACGTTGTGCCTTCTTGCTGCATCAATTAAAAAAAACTTTTCGTCATTAGATAAGCTTGATTGTTCAATCTCGTTAATAATTCTATGTGTTTTTGACTTATCGCATAGTTCTAAAATATGAGGCTTTACATTTTTAGGCTCGTATATAGGTGCTTCAATCTTAGAAGAGTATTTTTGCTCGTCTTTATTAGGAGCAAACTCTTGACCAAATAAGTTTATTTGTTTCATTTGAATGTTGTTTTGTTTTGTTTAATTTGTTCCTCAAAAAATAAAGCTACGGCAACGGCTCTTGCCTGGTTCTTAAGCCATTGCTCAGTCCATTCGTCTCGGTACTGCTTTGCACTTATGATGTCCATTTTATTAGCTTTATATGTAATAATCTCCATAAGTTTCTTTTTAGCAAGTGCGCCATCTTCTTTTGTCCATACCTTAATGCCTGAACTATTAAGCTTTGTAAATACGCTTAATGGGTTAAACAACCTATCGAAAGTTCGGTTTTCTAAAAGCTTGTATTCTTGATAAGAGTAATCAATTATCTCTAAATCAGTTAAGTGCGGTATTGCTTCTACTCGTTCTTGTGGCATCATTTTTCTAACTTCGTTTGCTTTTTTCTTGTACCTATCCATTACCTGACTAAAGTATGCAGGACTAAAGTTCTGGTAATGGTCTATAAAGTCATTGGCTACCATTTGTTTAAACGCTACTTTAACTTCGTTTATTGTAAAGCCACCATACTCTGTTCTTATCCAATCTTCTAAGATTGCTAACTTAACTTCTCCAGGATTGTTGATACCTACAAGCTGCATTAAATAAACAAGGTTTTGTTTAAATATGGTAGAGTTCAGGTTGCGAACCCTCTCCCCCGAAAAGCTTTGCATAATCTCCTTCTCCATAGGAAGTAGAGTGGATATAGTTGTAGTTTTTAAGGTTGTCGAGTTCGTGCTTATTAAGTTTTGGCTTATTGTTTGTAGTTCCTTTTGCATATTGTTTAGCGTTAGTTATCCAATTATTTACTGCGTGTGTCCAACTTTTCATAGGGTTCTTACCTACTTTCCACCCGTTGCTTGTATAGTAATTTACAAACTTTTCGGCTTCTAATTTAGCATTTTCTTTTCCAATCCTAATAGCCATATATTCGTAAACTTCTTCAAAAGTACATTTACTTTTATTTATATTTATATCTTCATTTTCATTTTCATTTACATCTTCCATAAGGTTATGTTTAGCTAAACCTAATGGTTTTGTATTATTTTTAGGTCTACCACCCTTAGAGCCATTGTTTCTACGGCTTTCAGTAAATTGAATGCGTTTTTCAATCTCTTCATTTAAGCGTTCATTAAAAAAATTTCCGTCTTTGTCTTTTGAAAACTTGCTCAAAACATCAACCGAAACCGAACCTAAAGATAACCTAATGGTTTTGTCTGTAAGTGTTCCTTTTTGGTGTTGTAAACATAAGAGAGTAATAAATTGTCCTCTCTCTTCCATTGTTAAGTCAGCTACTCCATTTAGAAAGTCGCTGCTATAAAATAAAAATGCAGGGTCTTTTGCCATAAAAAAAATAAACCCCGATAGGTACGAACTATCAGGGTTATTATTATTTAACCACTAAACACATTATCGGTTCGTACTTCGTTAATGTGTTTTATTATATTGCGAATATACACTAAATTTCCTTAAGTTCTAATTTTAAGCAAAGTTTTTTTAGCTTAGTTTTAAACCAGTCCTCAGTTTCTATTAGGTTATTCGCTTGTTTTATATTATGGATAGCAGTCGTGTGGTCGCTTGTTCCTGTGTACTGGCTTATCTCCTTAAGGCTTAACTTTGTGTATCTCCTGAGTAAATATGCCGCAGCCTTGCGCCCAAACGTTGTTTTTAAACTTCTATCCTTAATTAATACATCGCACTCAAACTCTTCGTCTACCAATTTGACAATAGTTCTCGCACCAATGTCTAACCCTAAAGGCTCGTTATCTTCTATGCCTAACAATCCAAGTTGCTGCATCATTTCGTGAAGTTGCAAATGGGTGTTACGTTGTGCGAAGTATAACTCCTTTAATTGTCTTATTGATATGTCTCTCTTCTTATTTAGCATAATTAAAACGGCAATCCTTCCGTATCTTCTTTAGGTTTAAAATCATTTACATAAATCTTGTAATCTGGTTGTTTGTCCTCTGTCTTGTAGGCATTAACCCACATTGAATACTTAACATCATTAATTGTAAAATTAATTACTTCTCCTTTAGCAGTTGTCTTTTTCCAAGCACCTGCACTCCATTTTTTTTGTTCCATTTTTATTTGTTTTTAATTGAATATTGAGCTACTAATTTACTTTGTTTTTTCGTACCAACGTTAATTAATTCCGTTTGTACTTTGTAGCCTTTGCGTTTTAATTCAAACACTACGGCTGCTAATCTTAGGCTATTGTACTTTGTTAAAGCCTGGATTGGTGTCAATGTCTTGCCCGTAAGCAAGTGGTTCAAGATTTGTTGTTTCTGTGTCATTGTTATTGATTGGGTTAAAAAATACAGGTTTGTCTAATTTGTTTTCATACTTTTTAATAAAGGCTAATAAGTCCTCGTATGCCTCTTCGTTATACCAAGCGTAATGGTAAACTTCTGCCAGGAGCATCTGCCTTTCAAATGGTAATAGTTCCCTCATTAGCTTTTCTTTATTGTTTCTTTAATCTTGTTAAATTCGTCTAAACTCTTGATAGCTTTGATTTTCTCAATAGCCTTATACTTTTGTTCCTGAGTAAACTTTGTCTTGTCTAACTGCTCAATCAAAAATGCTTTTTGTCCTTCGCTTACTTCGTCTTTATGCTCATTGGTAGCATCTGCATCTTTGGTGTCATCGATTGCAAACAATCCGTTAAGCGCATATTTACGAGCGTAGGAACTTGCTGCACCCGTAATTTGACTTGCATCCATTCCTTTTTTGTTTTCCTCTTCACGAGCAAGACCCGTGCAGGTAATATTATCTTCTCCGTTACTTAAACAAGCAGTAGCCTTTACATAAACTCTACCGCCTACTTCTATTACTTCATCGCTTAACATTAAAGCGTAGCCGTACTTGTGGCAGATAGGCTTTGCAGCTTCGATAATATCTTCTGCACTTCTGTACTTGTATTTAGCAAAAGCATTGAATTGGTTTTTAGGTGCTTTAAGTTCCTGTTGAATTTTAATTAGGCTCATTGTTATTTGTTTTGTATGTCTATGTTATAGTGTTCTAAAATTTCGATAATCGGTTCTTGTCTTTTCTTTAGGCTTACAAAGTACTCGTAAGCTTGTGAATATTCCAAGTACATACTTGCGCTATCGTATTTATTATCTACTAAAGTATAGTAGAAAATTGTGCCGTCTGGCTTAGTTTCTTTTACAAATTCAATCTTCATATACTTCGTTTTTTAAAAGTTCAAGTTCTGCATTATGTTCTACCCAACGAGTAAACGTGTAATCGTCATCTTCGTAATCGTAGTTTTTAGGCAATAGAGCAGGGTCATAAGGGTTTGTAGTACTCCTATCCCCGTCGATTAATATGTTCCCATATCGCTGATATTGGAACATTTGGTAGTTGGTTAAATGTGTCATTTTGTGTTTTGTTTACACAAATATACAACAATACACAATACAAAGTGCAAAACTATTAAAATATTTTAAAATTATTTTT